TAGTAATACTTGACTCAAACTCTGTTATATTTAGAATAGCGTCATAGTCTAATATAGCTTGATAGAATATACTATCGACTAAGGCTTTAGGAGTTCCCTTCTTAAGAATAACTTGTAAGTAGGGTATGCCCCTTTGAGTATTTAAGAACCACTCCCCTCTGTAAGTGTTAAGTGTAATAGTCAGTTGTTGCTTTAGTAGCTCTTGCTGTGAATTTATAAGAGCTAACTTACCACCCACAATCTCTAAATCACCTCCAGCGTTTAATCTTAAATCACTCATGGTAGTGGTACTCCTGATGTTGACGTTCCTTTCTGTATTAATCCATGCTTATGTGTATTAATAGATGGAATAGCCGATGTAGAAATGTCACCCTCTGTAGATATACTACCTTCTGTAGATATATCACCCTGAGTAGATAAACTACCTTGTGTAGATACGTTTCCTGCCACGCTTAGAGTGCCTGTAATGGTCACTTCGGGACAATCTAGTAGTAGGGTAGGGCTTTTAACTCTAACCTCTCCTACAGCGTCTACAGACACCTTAGATTGACTCTCTACAGCTACATTGCCCTCACTATCAATTCTGACAGTAGATCCTTTATACTTTATTTCCACATTGTCTTTAGATGGCTCAAGAGTATCATTAAAAGGGTTAAGACAGGGGATAGCTATGGCATCATTAATACTAAACTTTCTTTGTGTAGCAGGACGACCTAAACGCTTATCTTTTAAGAAATTGCTTATGTCCTCCCTACCAAATATTAGTAATACTGTATCCCCTACTTTTAATGGAAATGATATAATACCACCACCACCGCTAGGGAATACTACAGGGACATTATATATGGTGGGTTTCTGGCGTTCCTCACCGTCATTATAGAGCCTATTAACACTTGGCCTTACGTCTACACTAGTAATACTATTAGTGCCGTTAATCGCCACGATTTCCCCCACTGAATTTGTATATAGGGTATCCTTAAGCTTATTTATATGAGACTGTATTACTGTGAATAAACTCATTTGACAATCTCCGTAGTTAACTCTGTATTCCAAGCATTCCCTCTGAAGTCCATTACATGCTTAATAGAACTCACTAGGTAGTCTCCTTTAAATTCCCCCTCAGTTACTCTTACTCTATTCCCCATCTTGATATTACCGTTTAAGAATAATGTCATAGTGTGTCCTAGCTTTTCCTCATCTGTAGAGCTATTGTCTGAGACAACTGATGAGTGTATATCTTGTATCTGACTTTCATTTACTACAAATACATTAGTAAAGTTAGGAAGGTTGACAGGGTGTATAAATAATATATTGTTTTGTAGATAATGAGTGTAGTTAAAGTGTTCACATAAATCATCCATAGCGTCCCTAAGATATCCCTCATACGACCAGCCATCTTGCACTAGAGTATCTTTAGGGGCTACCTTTAGGGGTAGTGTGTTATCTAGTAGTATATTACTCTTAGATATAGTGACCCCATTATCAGACCATATCTTAATAAGGTGATTAAACACATCCTCGTAATTCAATTCTAGTAAAGGTGGTCTAGCCACTAGTGATGTAGATATCTTAACACCAGTGGAGGGCGTATACCCATCTGATGCTGTTATCATAGTCACTAGGTCAGCACCATTTCTTTTAGTAGATACATTCTTAATTTGCCCTGAGAATATGATTGGTAAGTCCTCTACATCATATTCATAACCAGCCCTTAACACTATTAAACTATTCTTTCTAGTTATAAACTGTAGTGTATCAGGGTCTAGGTTAATCACCTCTATCATTATTTGACCACTCTGACCTTTTTCCTCTTTAGATACTTCTATCGAGGTTTTAATTTGTAGAGTGTTAATCTCTTTAGCTTGAGCAGGAATATTAAGGAGTGTTAGTGCCTCGTCATTATTTCTAAGTAAGCTCCAAGGCACTTGTACAGGGTTTAATAATGCGGGAATAGGGGCTTCTCTAACCGATGGTGCTGTACCAATAGTGAGGGAATAAACCCTTTTAAAATTGTATCGCATCTCCTACTCCTAAACTATTAGCCTCAGCCTTGCTTATCCATAGTAACTCAAAAGTCTTGCCAGAACCAAAGTTAGTCCTACCTAAGACCTCAGAGTTATTCTTAACTCTTATACACCATAAGTTTCCATTCTCAAACTCATCTAAAGAAAACCTCTTAGTTAAGTTTTGATTTTCCATAACTTTTATGCCTAACTTGATAGGGACATTTAAAGAGTTATATAAGCTAATGTACCACGCTTGGTTGACTACATTGAATGTGAACAGCATAGTGATTAAGTTACTGTCTAAAGAGACAAACTGTTCAGCGTATGAACTATTAGGCACTGGTATGTTAATTGCCATCTGGTGTTATCTCCTCTTCTGCCTCAGGTAGTATCCCCCCAAATCTGAGTATTCCTATACCCCCTCTGGCTAATGTAGTCTGCACATCCCTATCTGTCGTATTCACGACCTTCTTAGTTGATGAATCCTCATGTTGGTTGGCTATTAAATCACTAGCGAACTGTTCAGAGGATATCAAGGACTCTTTAGATAGCAGTATCTGAGAGACACTTAGACTGACATTGTAACTAGTTCCCATCCCACTACTCTTCTTAAAGTCTAAATTAGATATTAAGCAATTAGGAATAGGGGCTTGAGCATTATCAAAGTGTAGGGTAAAGGGTTCACCATAGTCAATTATGTAGTTAAGTAGCCTAAAGTTCTCCTCAGCCCCCCTCTGAAATCCCCCCTCAATTAAAGCTGAGTTAGGAATATCAGATATAAGGCCATTAAGAGTAAACTCTAGGGGTTGATTTACAGCGTTATCTGAGACTACCTTAGAGGATAGAGTGGGTTGCTTACTAATGTCCACCCTCCTCTGTATATTAATGTCTGAGGTAACTGTAAGCTCCAAGTATAAACTAACATCCCCATTAGGGGGAAGGGGCATATCTAAATAAACTTGTGAATTTCTTTTACTCATTACTGCCTCCCTTCTACACTTGATAATCCAATAACTGTTCTTAACTCTTTCTGTAACCTAGAGTCCATACCATCTATTGCTACGTTTACATTAGTTGTCGTTCTATTCTCAGCACTCTTAACAGTCTCTTGAGCAGTGAGTCTATCATGCAATAAGAACCCTTGCCCAACCATAGGTGAGAGGTATTTAAGGGGTCTAAACATATCCTTAGTCTCAGCACCCTTGTTATCCCCAAACTGTCTACCCATAGCCGCTTCTATAGACGACACTTTCTTATCATCAAAGTTAGCCATTATGTCCTCTATTAGAACAGCTATAGCAACAAATGGACCTAACAACACAAATATCTTTCTCATCATAAGAGTTAATAGAGTATTAGTAGCCCCTAGTTTCCCATTTAAACCACCTACAGCGTACCCAATCACCCCTATCCCTGCGGCTATCTGTCCAGACTTGTGTTGAAATAGTTCAACCAAGACATCTGAAATAAGCCCTAGTGCATAAAAGACCGAGTTTAAAATGGGGATAAGGAATTGGGATGCACTACCTATTACCTTAAAGACAAGGTTAAATACTTTACCCATTCCCTTCATTCCTGAGGCGGCCTGATCAAGCTCATCAGCCATCTCATTAAACATCTCACCACCACCTATATCAAATCCTGCTGTAAAGATAGTGTCTGCACCTGATTCAACTTGCTTAAAGAACCTACCCTGAGCAACACGCATAGACTTCATTCTCATCTCTAGTGCGCCACCTGAGTTAGCTGTCCTTCTTAACTCTTTAGCTACCTTTGGAAGTACATCGGCTGATAAGAGTTTTCCTGCTTCCATCTGTTTAAATAATTCTTCCGTTGATAAATTCATTGCCTTGGCAAATACAGGGATTGAAGCTGGAAGACTTTCTGCTACGTTATGTTCAATAGGGGGCGTTAACCCCTACCCGTTAATACATTCTTAACTGCTTATACTTTCATATAAGACCAGACTATATCTTCACCCTAGTTATAGGGGTCTACCATTTCGAACCACTTGGCTCTACTCCCTTGCGGGATAGTCGTTGATCATAATTCCCAATTGTAATTTTTACTTATATGTTTAAATGTCTTTCTCATTCTTATGTGCCTAACTATACCCCTTGTAACTCCATCACTTTTAAGCTTAGAAGCTATAACAGTATTAGACATACCCTCAACCATTAGTCTACAAATATTCTCAACCACCCCCTTACTCATGTTCTTTTTGGGGGATTTGATAGAGTATTGGTTTGAGACCTCTACCCAACAACTTTTAGATTTTATATCTTGCATCAGACTGATACATACGGAGTGTTTATCACTAATGGCAGTATCTCTAAGTCCTATTTCTAAGTCTCTACAGATGCTGTGGATTAACTCCTCTGAGTATCTGGATGCAGGACTTTTATCACCTCTAAATCCAGTAAGTCCATTATCTATAGCGTGTCGAGTATTTTCTAAAGCTGTACACCACTCTAGGTTTTGTATTGAGTTATCTATTTTATTACAGTTAATGTGGTTAACTTGTGGTAAGTTCATAGGGTTGGGTATAAAAGCCTTGGCTACTGCTCTATGAACAGACAATCCCCTCAACTTCTCACCATCCCAAACCTTAACTCTATAATAACCTCTAGCCAAGTGAGTTTTGAGTGGGTTTTGAGTCCTAGAACTTTTAATTTCACCTAACTTATTAACCATAGCAAATTCATAGTCGGGCACTATTTTAAACATATTTTATTAACCTCTTATTAAGAGATTGGGAATCTTCGATGCGGATTGTCCAATCTTGATAGATTTTTACTATACCTACAATAGTTAATTGTAGCCCTAAACTATGTTACCATGTCTAGTTAGTACTGTCAAGCTCTAAGGAGTTTCCCGCAGTTAGATAGATTTGCTTATTATATATTACTATATAAATTCAACATAATGGCCTAAGCCATTGATTTTATTGAAGTCTTAATTCCTCCGATGAGATTTTACCTTTGTTCATCCGTTGTATTCAAGAGTGTTCGCTATTCCACTCCCCGACACCTACTCTCAATAGGTATCCGCTATATGTCTCCATATAGACTAGACTATCTCTTCACCCTCAACATTACTTGGTAGGGGCTTGGCGTTTCCACTCGCTTGAGTGTACATCCCGTAGGATTAGTCGTTGCACTCGGCTTGTCTAATGAATTTCTTTAAATAGTTGTTTTGATATTATCTTTTCTATAAGTTCTAAAGTAAGTCCTTTATTAGTAGTCTTACCTAGGATCATAAGAGGAGTAGAACCTTGTAGGTGTAGCTTGAATACCCACCTAGCACTAGTCTTAGTCACTCTAGTATACTTAGCAGGGAATACATACTTACAAGAGGTTTCTCTCCAAGTTGTCCCTGAGGATATTCTACTAATAGTGTCTACAGTGGTATCTAGTATCTCAGCTATATCTTTGTGTCGATAGTTCTTTACTAACAACTCACATATCTGAATAGCTTTAGCCTCATCAATACCCGCCATACCTTTATGATCAAAAGGATTAGCAAGTATGCCATGACGCTTATTATAGCCTATACTGCACCACTCTAAATTTTCTACTCTATCATCATCTCTTATAGAATTAATATGGTTCACGACTGGATAATTATTAGGATTAGGGATGAATGCTTGGGCGACTACTCTACACATCCGCTTGTGGGTATCTTTATTGTTTACCCGCAAGACCTTACATCTATATCCATCTGGGTTTATGTGAACTTTAGCCACTCTGCCCTCTAAGTATATTACCCCATCCCTATCAATACTATATCTTTCAAAACCTTCTATTTCTTTCATTCATTTCCCCTATTATAGTAGGGGGACAAGCCTAGCTACAGATTGTCCCTATTATTGACGTTATTACCATGCCCTAAGAGTTACCTTAGGTGTATTAATTATATCACTATAATTAAACGGTAGTCAATACTTATCAGGAGTTTCCCGTAATTAACCAAGTTTTTATAAGTAAATTTCTTTACAAATCAAACACTTACGTTATTTGAGTGATCGCGTTCATTGACAATTTCATGCGGTCTTTAGTAATACCCAAAACTGTCCCTAGTTCTGATATACCTGTAAACAAGTCTTGAACCTCTTCTATAGGCATCTTACCCTGAGAGGAGAATGCAAACTTAGCATAGGAGTCGGCTGTATCTAATAATGATATACCTAGCCTATCTGTCATCCTATCTAGGAACTCTATCTGTTCAGTAGCCTGAGCTTGATTACCCATAGCCGCTAACATAGAACTATTAATAGACTCGAACCCTTGACCTGTCCTATTGATAAACCCTACACCTGATATGACAGCGAATATACTAGCATAAGACCTCACTAGGTGGTTCATACTATCACCCATGCCACGTTGTACTGAGTTTAGTCTACGACTTTCACTTTGTAGCCTTCTAATCAGATTAACTTGACGCTTTAGGTCTGCATTAATCCCTTTAATAGCCGCCTGACTCTCCCTAGTCCCCTTAGTTAATTGTTTATGATACTGCCTAATCAGTCGATTAGCTTTTGTCACACCCTGAGGGCCTTGGTTACGTAAGGTTGTTATACCATCGGAATTAGCAAAGTTGTCAGTTTGCCTCTTTCTAGCATTCCTCTCATCTAACTTTCTAGCTTGTTGTACTTGAGCCTTATGCCTAGCCTTATCAGCGTCTAAGTCCCTTTTACGTTCAGCCTTGTTCATCCGCTGTCTTTCTGAGATTACCTCTCTCTCGCTAGT